TGTAACGCTTTCTAAAGATAACGGTGAATATCTTCTTATACCTGTCCAAGCTGGGAATTCTGGTTGATAAGCCGCTTCTCCGCTTAACAATACTCCCGTGCCATTTACAGTTGGACGATTTGTTAGACTAACATTTCCATTTGTTATTGAAATGTCTACTCCAGATAAATTCAAAGTATCAATATTATTTAAATCTACAGCATTAAAAATACCAGTGCCAGAAACTTGAATATTATTAGCAAAAGTTTTAACTCCAGAGATAGTTTGATCTGTTGTAGTCGTAACAAATCCACTACCTAAAAATAAATCATCTTGAACTAATTGAACTACAAAACCACTAAGATCACTCTGGTTAATTTGTTTTAGTCTTATTAAATTTTGAGCCATTTTTTATTCCTCAGATTTTTTACTGTGATAAAGAATGCTAGCTACATAACTATCAATACTATGTTCTACGGCGATACTTTCAATTTCATTTATTGTATTTGGATTTTTATCTTTAGGATTTGTTAGATATTCCGTTATAACATTTTCCCAATTTTCTGGAGATTCATTTGAAGCAATAATTTTAACTATTTCAAATGCAACATCTTTTTGTTGTTTTGATAATTTTCTTAAAGAATGCTTTTCCCTAAGAGAAGCTTCAACCTTTTCTTGTAATCTTGATGCAAGAATAAAATTATCTTTAATTTTCTCTATATCAAATAGTGCGGCTCTAGTCTGTCTTCCTTCGCCAACTGGTTTAACATTTTTAGTTGTTTGAGGGATTCCAGTAGATCCAGCTGGTCTACCAGGTTCACCCATTTTTGCGCCACCAATAAGTGGTTGATAATATCCTTGATCTTTTAATTCTCTAAGTTTTTGTTGAGATTGAACTGAACTTTCTGGATCTGGAAGTTTGCCGGTTTCAATTGCTGTAATTCCTTCTTCTGGAGTTAAAATTCCTAGTTCTATCAATCTTGTATATACTCTTGAATATTGAATATCATCCTTTAGGTCAATATCTTCAAAATAAGGTGTTGGATAATTTTTAAATCCAAGTTCTTTACTGATTCTACGAATTTCTGGATATAAAAAGTTATTGATAAAAGATTCGCGAGCTTGTTTTAGTCTTTCAATAAATACTTGGACTTTTATACTTTCATTCGCAAATTTTTCATTTCCGATTAAGATATTATTTAAACCAATTTGAATATCGCGATCAACGATCTGATATTTTTCTGGGCCCATTAGATTACCTATGTTTGGAATAATAAATTCTGCTTTAGTTGTATAATCTGCAATAAGAACACGACCAACGCTTTGATTCGTAAATAATGATTGCATTGCCTCTAAATTCTTCTGATTGATTCCGCCTTTCTCTGGTTCTGTACCCATTGTGACTAATAGAATAATTTGTTGTAATGAACGCGCTACGGCCATGTCCATCTTTTTCATTTCTGCTTTCCAATTAATATCTTCGAGTACTGGAAAGCCCATAGGAACCGCAAATGGCTCATAATCTTGTTTCTTATAAAATACAGCGCAAAGTCTATTGCGGTCGAGAGGAAGAGTTAGAATTCCAACTCTAGTTTTTGTGATAAGTTTTTGAGTTTCTGGAGGTAGACTCTTTAATACTTCGAGATCTTCTTCGGTCTTTGGGGCTTTCAATCTTTCAAGTTCATAATCTGTCAAAATTTTATAATATCTTCCAACAGAAAAATTAATTGTTCCCCCGATCTGAACGTCTGCAGGATTAATTATGTTGTATCTTGCTGGTAGCATAATATTTGCAGCTTTTGAAGATAAACCAAAAGTTTGAGTAATTTTACTTACGTCTTCTGGTTGAATCTTTGTATCAAAACGATATATGAATACGTTTCCACTGCGATAATATTCTCTAAAAAATTGATCTTGAAGATCGAACATGTTAATTTTCTTTAACCACGCGCTAAAAAAGTCTCTGCTCTTCTGACTGCCACCTTTAAAATAGATATTACTACAAGAAAATTCCGTCATTAGATCAACAGTATTTCTAAATATAGCGAAATTATAGTAACATTTTTGGCATAAAATAACCGCATCTCGAACATTCATATTCGAACCATTTGATATACCAGTTGAATATCTAAAAGGAATTAAGCCATCATCAATATTTTTATATCTATTAGTTCTAGTAATATCTGCCGCAGCATTTCTCCTAGTTTGAGTATGAGAGGAATCGCCCGAATCTGAACCAGCTACGGCAGCTTGTATCTGATAATTTGTAGACGCATCCGAAACCATAAGAGGTTGAGTTTCGTTACTTTTAGTAATTTTTTCTTGTTTTTTTGATTTTTTAGACATTTTACTTCTAAATATTACACATTATCTGATCATAATAGGCGAAAAAGTAGGTTTTACTTCAACTATTTGAGTTGTCATTATATCATTATAGCACTTTACAGCCCAATTCGCTAACATAAATGCGGAATAATTATCTTTTCTAGCTTTATTAGCAGAAGCGCTTCTCTTTAAATGTTGAGGTAAATCAAAGCTTTGGGTTCCTCGGCTAGTTGTAGAATGTTCTATTAAAACGCATTGTTTTTTCGTTTGATATATAAAATCATCTTGATTTTCAATAAAATCTAATACTGTCCAATCTTTCTTATCATCTGTTTTCATCAATTCTAAAGGAACATTTAATGCTACTGTTTCATTAAATGATGCTTCATCTGATGCTGTGCGACTAGCAAACCATACTCTTTTATAATCAATACATGCTTGAAGATATTCATTCGCCTTACGAATAAAACTGCTGGTAAAAACTTGATTAAATGCAATTCTTTTATTTTCCAAATTATATTGATTTTTTATATTTCTAATCATCATATCATAATCTGCACCTTCAAGATCAGAATCAAAATCTAGTGTCTTAATTTCAATTCTATCTTGTTTGAATAAATTAGATTCATTGCATGCGGATAAAAATGTGTCAGCACCAGCATTATCAATAATCATAAAAACAATATTAAAACTTTTCATTATGTAATATAGATAATTAACATGATTTTTAAGATTCCCTAGACCGGCATATGTATGAACTAAAACTCCTTGTTTTCTCTCTTCGTCATATTCCATAACAGCCATAGCAAAATAATCTGCATTTGGACTATCACTCATGTTAGGATCGATTCCAAGAATATATTTTTTCTTCGGATCTCCTCGCATTAATGTGTGGGGCTTTTCTCCAGTTTTTAATGTACATTCTTCCATCTTTTTAGCATTAAAATAGCTATCACTTCCATCGGTGAATTGAGCGCAATATTCTCTTAAAAATCCACTATGACTTGATCCACCAGCTTGGGCTTCTTCAATAATTGTTTTATCTATCATTTCTTCTGGTAAAGCCTCGTAACTCATTTGACTAACAAAATAAGTTGCTTCTCCCTTTTCTTGACTATTTATTTTTTCACACCATTCATTATAAGTTTTATAAAGATTTTCGAATGTATAACTTGCAGATGAAAGAGCTATCATTTTACTTGTATTTTCAAAAACCATTCTATCTTTTTCTTGCATTACTCCTTCTGATATCAATTTATCTTCAAACTCACGGATCTCCATTCTTTCTTTCATATTCTGTGGAGCAACTAAGAATGGCATTAATACGTTCTTAATAATTTCTTCTGGTAATAAAAGAAACTCGTCAAGCACAAGAATATTTGCTCGAAAACCTCGAATTTTTTCTCCATTAAGAGGAATTGCGACAATGCTTCCATTATTAATTTGCCATTCAAATTGATCATTTCTTTTTGCTTTCGCTCCAAAACATTGAGAAAGTAATTCTGCTCCAGGACTTTGTACGATTTTTTCTAAATTATTAAAAATAAATCTTGCAGTTCTAAATGTTGGACCAGCTATAAGAATTTTCGTGTTTGGTTCAAATATACATTGAAGAAAACAAAATACTGCGGCCATAAAGGATTTTCCACAACCACGACCAAATACGCACATATTAAAATTTCTGTTCATCATAGCTTTAAGATGAATCTCCTGATAAGCCGCAAGTTTAACTCCACTAATTAATTCAACTGTAAACCCAATGTTAGCTCTTAAAAATTTAGCTAAACTAATTTTTGCCTCACGATCATTAAGAAATCCTTTTAATTCAGATAATTCTGCATTAACATCTTTAATTTCTTTAAAATATTTCTCTGGACAAAAGATCATATAATTTTCATATCATATGCTAGTTGTAAATCTATTTTTTTATAAAAACATTTACTAGCAAATATAACCTCGATTAATCTTGTCATCTCTTTTCTACCATCAACAAATAAAAATTGTAAATTATCATAGCTTTGTAAAAGTTCTCTTACATTATGAAATATGTACTCTGGGGTTGCTTTTATTTTTTTACTTATATGAGGAAGATATTGAAAACTTAAGGCATTCGTAAGTACTTCTTCTACCATAACAATAACATAAGAATTATTCTTTCTGGCTTTTTCTATTTCATTTTTAAAACGATCATAGTTCTTAACGCTTAGTGTGCTTATGAAATCGCTAAGACTTTTTCTTTCTATAAAACATCCACAATTATCATTTGAACAGGCATAATCTCCAAATGATAAGGTCTTAATTTCAAATGGTGTGCTAAATTTAAGCCAACTTTGTTCTCTTGTGTCTACATAGATTATATCTTTTTGTGTCAATCTATTTTTAAAATTATCTCCAATTAAATTAGGATGAATAAATTTATTTTCTAATCCAATCGAAGAACAAACATCGTAATAATCTTTAAATATTTTATTATAAAATATGATTGATGGTGCCATTATTGTTCTTAACTCTACTTGAGTCGGAGAATATATTAAATTTTTTGATTCTTTTCTTTTAATTAATAATTCCTTACAATATTCTCTTGATCTTTCTGTTGGCTGTTCTTTCAGCCATTTTTTCATATTATTTTTATCATTAAAATCGCTATTAAGATACTGTTCTTTAGTTTTAAAATTTATTAATTCATTTGTAAGTAGATCGCGGCGCTCATAATAAGTTTGATAGTATTTTACTTTATTTAAACCATAGCCTTTAAGCGCAAGATGAAGACTTTTTTCATCTTTAAATTCCTTACCATCTACTTTACATATTACGCTCATCCATTTAAAATCTCATCTTTAGATATACCTAATATCTTGCATTTTAATTCATCCATTGTAGTAAGTCTATCGATTTCTTTTTCAACAACTTGTTTTCGCATCTCTGCCATCTTTAGAAGTTTAGCTCTGCTCTCTTCTTCTTTCCACATTTGCACGAGATTAATAATCGAAGCAGTTTCTTTGACTTGTTTACTCAATCTCTCGCTTCTTTTTACTTTAAGATCATTAAGAAGTTTTTGTTGACGATTAACACAGTCATTATATTCTTTACGTGCAGTATTACTAGCTTCAACAACGGCCATTGGTATCTTTCCGTCAGCTTCCATAGAAATATCAATTTGATTTTGAAGCGCATTGATTGTCTGTTGAATATTCGATGAAATCACAACTTCTGTAGACAGAACAATATATTGATCCACCTCTTCTTGAGTTAGATCACTTTTATCATAGGTATAACGAACAAAACTGCTTTCAAAAAGTTCTCGATCTCTTTCATCGCTGTACAAATTAATCTGATGAATAAATCTAAAAGTATTCATATATCCTATTAGTGAAGAGATATCTTTTTTATGTTTATGAGTTAATTTATTTTTATCAACTCCATCCATAATGTATCTATTAATCTTTGCTATCATTCTATCTTCACTTTTTGGTGGACGATATTCTTCTGTAGAAAGATTTTCATTTTCTTGATTATTATATTTTATATTTGTTGGTAATGTTTTAATGTATTCTAAAACACTACGGGTTTCTTGAGAAAGATTCGTGAGTTCTTCATTTTTAAATAAAATTTTAGCGATCTCTAGTCCAGTCATTGTTGAACAATTGTTACCGATGTATTCTTTTTGTTCTAGATTTAATTCAATTAATCCTTTCGCTTGATATTCATGACTCTTTTTTGGTTTGATCTGTCTTGAAGCTAAAAATTCTTTAACTGCTTTACCTTCTTTGCTTCTTCCATCTAAATCGTCTCTATTAAAAGCTAATCTTACTAATTCTACAAGTGATGGCGGATTATCTGGACGATTATTCCATTCCGTTAAAAGCTTTAATTCTTGTTCTTTAGTTAGAGTTGGTAAATTATCGTTCATGTTAATGAATATCTATATCGCCATTATATAAATGTTTTTTTACTTTAACTATAATTATCTTTTTTATATTTTTAATTTGTTTGTATCCAGCAATTCTATTCTTCTCACTTGTTCTATAGCCCATTAATTTTGCAGTTTGCTCTTCGTCTTTACCTTCAATATATAAATATTTATAAACTTTCCATTCAATCGGTTTTAAAACTTTCTCCATTTTCTTATGTATGTTCTGAGCAGTTTCTTCCATATTAAAATTATTGGTTTGCATATCGTTAATTTCTTGAGAATGATTCTCTATGCTAAGTGTCAACTTTGTGTCGTGCGCACTTTTCTTACTCCTTTCCCAATTAGCGTATAGAGGACAAGTGCTACATTGCTGTCCATAAATCGAGCAACCTTCTTCACTTTCTGCCGCTGCACATTTAAGACATGGACGAGTAAAATTACTATAATTATTTCTTATTAAATTTTTAATTTGGTTACTAATAATACGATTAACCCAAGGGGCTAATGGTTTTTTATAATCATAAAGATGCCATTTTTTATAAATATGTATTCTTAGTATCTGAGATACATCATTAAAATCCATCCAATTTATCGCTGTTAAATTCCACTTACTTTTTCTTTTAATTATTTCGGAATTTATTACGTCAATTAAGCTTTCGAATGAGGGCTTTTTAGCCATCTTGTCTTCCTCTTGAGGATGGGCGAATTGCTCCAGCTTCTCTTTTGAAGTCTTCTAGAAACTTTTTGCGATCTGTCTTCGTTGAAGGTTTCCCTTTTATCTTTTCTCTTTTTGCTCCAGATTTCGCACTTCCAAGAATATCTCCAATCTTTGTTTTTTTAGGGACAGGATTTTCTTGAAGTTCTATATCTAGACCACTAATGTTTGGAACATGATTTACATCTGTAAAGTCCTCATCATTTTCGTCATCATAATCTTCAACTTCAGCTTTTCTCTCTAGTCTTGGTAAGATTCTTTTTGGTGTTTTTGGTTGATCTGCTGTAGGTTTTTGTAATAAAACTTTATTAACAATTAACTTGTCAAATGATGTTCCGCATGAACTACAAAATTTAGGTTTAGCGGAAGTATAAGTAGTTGGATTACCACATTCTGTACAATATATTTTAAGCATAATACTAATTATACTTTAATTTAATTAAAATATCAACTATTTTAGTTGTTCAAATTTTTCAATAATATAAGCTAAAATATCATTTCGCATAATATCATCTGTGCCAAATTTAAAAGTAACTATTCCTTTATCTGCGCTTTTCTTATCATCGAATAGATTATATATCTTTTCAAATCCACTATTTTTAATATCTGATTGACGTATATCTCCAATTAATATTAATTTACTAAATCTTCCCATTCTTGTAGTAATTAATAAAAGGTCATGTATACTTAAATTTTGAGCTTCGTCACATATAATATAACTAGCATTTATACTTAAACCTCTTAAAAATCCTACTGGTAAACCTTTTACTCTCTCTTCTTTTAATAATCTTTCTACTTGACTTTTTGGTAATAATTCATGTAATTTATCCATTAATGGTTGCAAATAAGGATCTAATTTGCTATGTAAGTCACCTTTAAGGAAACCTAAATTATGAGTAGAACTTTCAACTGGATTACGAATGTAAAATATTTCACCTATTTTTTTATCATTTAAAGATCTTAAAGCAGAATATACAGATAACAAGCTTTTGGCTGTTCCTGCTGGACCTTTACAGAATACTATTTTTGTTTCTTTATTCTGTATAAGTTCTATGAATTTCTTTTGATTATCTGTCCATTGTAATTCACGAATATCCAAAAAACCTTCAATTTTATCTCTTTGAGGAACTACTGGCGACTTATCTTCTTGCTTACGTTTATTTTTTTTAGACATTATACTTACATGATAATTTACACTATATTTTTAATTTAGTGTAAATAAATTAACTGTGGCATTTCTAAACGCAAATATACCTCCCATAGAATGTTATGTAAGAGGAAACTATCTCCGAGATCAAAAAGATAGCCACGACAAATACTTTCAAGCTCTAGTTTTTGGTGTCACATCTTTGCCTGGACAAGTTCCACTTTTTAATTTTATTATGGAAGATGGTGGAATCTGGTGGCATGCACCTATTAGTGCGTTTACCTCTAAAGAAGGAACTCCAGAACAAGATCTACATGAATTAGAGCTTTGGGATAGTTTTAGTTATCATGTAGCTGTAACTAAGTTTTCTATACTGCAGAATAAAAAACTAAAGTTCCTTTCTAGGAATGGTCAAGAATATTTTGGTACATATTTATTCACTTTAGATTGGGCACATAGTGATTTTAATGAATTAAATTTTGGATTTAGTGAAAATCCAGGTCAACATAAATGTGGTCATGTGCTACAATTAGATAATGGAAACTATGCAATACAACCTAATAATAGATTAAGATTATATGATCCTAATTTTGTAACTAAGCAAGGACAAAATCTTATTGAAAGAAAGGTTAATAGTCATATTTATACTGTAGAAAATTGTCCAAAATGGATAACTGAAGATTCCGACAACTATGAATATGGTGTAAATGAAATAAAATGAACGAAGGCCTAATATTTCCAAAATTAACAGAACGACAAAAAGATCTTTATCTTAAAATCGTCACTAACCTACAAACATATGGATATTTTGATCGTGGAATAGGCGCAAATGGAATACATTACTTAAGTGCTGCTCAAAACCCATTCAAAGACCAAGGACTAGAATGTGAATATTGCGTATTCTATTATCTTGAGGGTGATAAACCAAGATGTGAATTAATTCAAGGCGATATTGACGCAGAGGGATGGTGCAAATTTTGGATCATAAGCGAACAAGACATAAGAGAAGAATCTAAAGCCGCTTTTAGATTACTTAATAATAAAACTAAAACTTATGAGATAACTTATGATCTAAAAAGAGGTAATGATGAAACAACAAAAAATCAAAATAACAGATAAGAATATATTAGAGGGCGAGAAAGCTAATCCTCAAAATTGTGCTATAGCTAGAGCTATTAAAAGTAAAATGAAAAATAAGATTACTAATATATCCGTTCTACCAACTCAAGTTACTCTTGAGATGGATAAAAAGATGTTCGTAGCAGAGATGCCAAAGATTGGAACTAACTTTATTAAAAGATTTGATCGTGGTCAAGCCGTAAATTCTTTTGAATTAAATCTAAAATTCAAAAAGGGTTACGCTTTAGTCTAAATTACATTTTAAATTTGGATCTGCAAGATCTGGATTGTGGGCTTTTTTAGTGCCACGTTTATAGTTGGAGTATATTCTTTCTATAATTTTAATTGGTTTTTCTATTATTTTTTCTATAGGTTTTTCAACCTCAACGACCTTCTCTACAATTATCTCATTTGGTTTTCTATTAGAAGCTATATTATAAGCTAACACAAGACAGACCGCTAGTGGATCAAATACTACTACTATAAATAATATAAACCATTTAACTACAGTCTCGATGGGAACATTAAAGGCTTCGGCTATAAATTTATAAGTACCTATATCTGAACTAATTACTTGTCTTTTTAATTCTATTATTTGATTATCTAGGTTATTTATCTCTGAATTTAAATTGTTATTAATATTATTAATTTTTTCTATATTAGACTCTAAATTTGTTATATTTCCTTGCATAGTATTCAAAGTTTGGCTTTTTAATTCTACTGATCTCTTATCTATTACTGTTTCTTGCTTATCACCACCAAAGAGTCCGCTAGATTTTGTAACTGTAGTCGTTGTAGATTGATTAAGGGCTTTACTTAGATTAGATTCTTGCTCTTTTCTTGTGTCTATAAGAGTTTTAATTCTTTCTGTATTACTAGATATTTGAGTATTTAAGGAACTCTTCTTTGCTTCTAGAAGAGAAACCTGCGACTCTATTGAATCTATATTAGCTTTTGTTGCATAAAAGGCTTGGGAAAGAAAACCAAAGACTCCAAGGCTAGTTATGCCCATAAGTATAACAACGGCGCTAATTAAATAAACTTTTAATAATTTATTGATTTTATTCCAGTATCTATAAAGAAAGCTTGTGGCCATTATCTTACCAAATTCAAGACTACTAGCCATGACTATTGTGGCCCAAAAGCTACCAGAGAATAACAAACCTATACCCTTGACTGAGAAGAATCCACCACAAGCTGCTACAAAAAGGGCGCTTAATCCTAATAAGCCATTAAATATATTCACACATAATTTACACTAACTACTAGGTGATTCTTTCTTTTTGGTTTATGTTTAACTAGGAGATTCTTGAAATTAGTATCTTTTATCTTATTTATGTTATCTAATGATAGGTTAATTTTGGGGTCGGGCGGCAAATCTAAAGGCTTGGGGTCAATTTTTTCGTCAGATTTATTAATAATCAATAATTGTGATTCATCCTTATCTTTAAAGAAACCATATAACCATAAAACAAACTTAAATGCAAAATAAGTTAAAACAAGATTAACTACTAAGCTAATCATAATATTACTACTATACTATACTTTTATATTAAAAACAAGCATATTAAAAAGGGTTTATAACAAAAATAGCCGCCGGGATTTTTTTACCTTAAGAGATAAATGAATTTAAATTCTTTTTTATAGATTTAGAAAAAGGGGGTATAGATAAGGATATATAGATAAATAGTATTATATAGTTGGGGAGAATGATGTTAATACCCCCACGGCCATGTTGAGCTAGAAATGGTTTAACGATTTTCAAAAATGGGGGTATATATCTTAAAATTTTTTAGCTATGTTCTGTAAGTTGTTGATAATCAATGAAATTTAAATGCAATAAAACGCCTAGCATCGCTTGACAAATCGTGGGAGTGTGATAGATTAAGAGTATGAAAGTTAAAGCAAACAAGTTCAACCTAGACGAAACCATCCGCAGACTCAACGCTATCGCAGAAGGCTACAAAGCCTCTGCCCAACGCCTCGACAACATCGTGGCAGAAGCCCAAGCGAAGAAGGATGAAGCCCACAAAAAGTATATGGGCGAAACCAAATAACTCTTGACGAAACACTAACCAGAAAGCAAACTAATCAAATGAACAAACTAAGCATAAATCAATTCGAAGAACTACTGAAGAACCACGATTGGTCTTATCAGATGAGCGAAGACTCCCGATACTATCGCAGGGGTCAAATGCAACTGAAAGAGATCGAATCGGCCATCGCAGAAGGTGGCGAGAGCTTCGAGAACCTCTACAACGAATACAGAAACAAGTTCGGGGTCTAAAAATAACCCTTGACGCAAATCGAATCAAAGGATAATCTAAACCATATGAAAAACCAAATCACCATCACCAAACAAACCTTCGGCAACACTACCGCTTTCCTCTTGGAAGGCAACAAGAGCCAGATCGAAAACTTCCACAACGCTATGTATAACCATAGTGCAACCAATGGCGAGTTGCACGATATGGGCAACGGCAAAGCGTTCTACTTCTACGCTCAACCAGAAGCCGTGTTGGAAGCGATGACCAAAGTGGCTCTCTATGCTCTATGCAATAAGATTAAAGCAAAGGGAATGAAGGGTGGACTTCTATCCCTTGCAAAGCAAAAGGCACAAGACAAGTTCGATGCGATTAAAGATGGGCGATTCCTTCGCACCAGCATCAGCACCGATGTCTTTAACCTTGGAAGCATCACCGCAGAGAAACCCTCTGACTACTGCGGTGCGATCAGTGCGGGGAGAGACTAAAATGACAGCAGAGATTCTTGTTATAGCTTTGACCATCCTTGGCGAGGCACGAGGCGAGGGCTTTGAGGGAATGGCAGGTGTTGCGTCTGTCATTCAGACAAGAGCCATCGAGCGAAAGCAAACGCCTACGCAAGTCTGCCTTGCACCAAAGCAGTTCAGCTTCTGGAATGGTGGAGTAAGTGAAGCGAAGAAGCAGGAGCTTCTAAAGAACCCTCAAGCACCCAACGCCATCCGTCTCGCTAAACTTGTAGCAGAGAAACGAATGCCCGATGTTGTGCAGGGAGCTAACCACTACCACACCTTCCAAGTGTCGCCCAAGTGGTCAAGAGGAGAGCAGACTGTCGCAGTAATTAAGAATCACAAGTTTTACCGCTTGTAAGACTTGACAACAAAGAAAGGTATGATAAGCTAAAGATATGACAAACAATAATCCAATCAAACGAGCGATCCTCATCGATCCATTCACCGAAACCATCATAGAGGTTAAGATGGTAGACACTAAAATCCAAACTATCTACGCACTCTTGGGATGCGATGTGATAACTATGACAGGCCTTGCAAATGGAATTGATATGATTCTAGATGACGAAGGCTTGCTAAAAGACAGCGAGAACCAAGCATACTTTAAGTTTGGCATCGCTTCGCAACCTTTCGCTGGAAAAGCTCTGATCGTTGCAACAGACGACGAAGGAGACTTTGCATCTTTGCCCGAAAAAGTTTCGGTCGAAAAAATAAACGACAAAGTCATCTTCTTCAAACCTTCTAAAAAAACTTTAGAAGAATCTCTAGAAATAAAAATCACACCATTCTAAAAGCAGCCTCCGTAAGTTGTTCAGTATCAACGACTTACGTGGGGCGGGGGGGCTGTCTCTGTAAGTGTTTAATAATCAATCACTTGCGAATGCTGATCTTGGAACAAAACCTGATGGAACGCAAAAGATCAATGTTCGATCTTTTCAACTTTGAGTCTTAAACGCAGAAAACCGAAAGTGTTGACTATCAACTACTTGAACGGAGGGCCTCCCTTGCGTTGTAACTCGTTGATGGTCAATGAAATTTAAATGAAGATTTTTCTTGCGAAAAATAAAAAATGTGATAGATTAAAGGTAGAAAGAAAGAAGAAAAAAAATGAAAACAAAAATCAAAATCAAATTCGACATCAACGAAACAATCAAACGCCTTGAAGAAATTTCCAAAGGCTATCAAGAATCCGCAAAACGGATGGAAGAAATCATCGTCAAGATTGACGAAATCGAAACTCTTAAGAAAGGATAAAAAAATGATAACAATAAATCCAGAACTATACGAAAACAAAGACCTCTACATCTACGAAGGAATGCTAGTCAAAATCTTTCCTTCCACGATTGGTTGGAAAACAAGAACCGCAACCGCTGAAATTATGGATGGCCCTGATAAGGGTAAGTGGACTACCATTTACCTTCGCAAGGGTATCCAAGCCGTTGATGCTCAATAAGAAATAAAAGTTGACAAAATCAAAAAATCTGATAGGATAAAAGTATGAAAGATAAGAACAAAGCAATTCAACCCGAAATCGGAACCTTCTACCTCTTGACCAATGACAAGACCAAAACCCCTTGGCTTCCTACCGAGGAAATCCTTTATGTTAAAGACAACGAAACCTTTATCAAAATCAGCGTGAGTCAAGGTGCTGGTTATAGATCCCGCTGGGATTGGGCAACAGAAAACGCTGTGACCATCACGAAACTCGCAACGAATAAACATCTCTTGGATCAACTCAACCTCTCGGTTGAAATTGGCAGAGACATCGCCAAAGCGGAAGGAGTCTAAAAAAATGAAAAAGATTCTTTTCCAAATAAATAAAAAAACTTTTCGTCTCGCAGTTTCTCACGGCGAGAAAAAAAACTTTTTGCGTGAAAGATTTTTCTACTATCTTTCTGCGAGTTGTTTGAACCTTCGAGACCTGTTGTAAGTCTCTAAGCATCAACGACTTACACACGAAGGGCCCCCGCGCGCGCAAATCCTTGACTATCAACAACTTACATCGCTTGACAAAATAAAAAAATCTGATATCCTCTTTTTATGCAAAACAAAATAAGAATCTTCTCTGAACCTTTTGGCCCTAACCTCGCCTATTTACTAGAGACTGATTTCGTATCTGCTGAAAGATTTTACAATGCAATTTACAATTTCGGCGGAACCAATTACAAATTACAAGATCGTGGAAGCGGAAGAGCATTTTACTTTTATGCCGAACCAGCAAAGTTTCGCAGGGCTTTATCTCTCGCACTCGCCACGAATCTCGAATCATCTTTTGCTCAAGGTGATTGGAACTCTCACGCAGAAGCGTTGACAGACCAAATAATTTCAGAAATAAAACCAGCAACTTTTGTAAGGCGTTGTCATTCAATGGAATATTCTTGCAGAAAATCTTTGACAGAATAGTAATCTGTGATACATTACCTATATGAACCAAAACGACATATCCTACCTAGCCTCGATTAACTGCACCGAAGCCTTTGCTGATGCGGAGGCATTCTTCGATTACATCAACTCTCCTGATGTAATCAACGAAATGCTCGATAAGATGGCTCCCTCTTACGATGAGAGGGACACAGAAGTGACGAACTTCTTTGGCGCGAAGGCTGTTCCTTTTCGCCTGTCTTGTCAGAATGGAATGGAGGTCAAATAACATGGACTACAAAGCCTCACTCAAGGAGTGGATGAACCAGCACATGCTGACTCGGCTAGATGTGCGCGACATCCTTAACGAGATGACGCGTGATGACGAGCGCATCCTCGCATCTTCTCAATCTAACCTCTCGGATGTGGACGAATCGATGGATGGCGACTTCGATTCTGCTATGGCTTCTGCGGGTCACGGCACAGACGAAGACTATGGTAGCGGGTGCTACCAGATGGAAGACTTCGGTTGGGCTGGTGATCCAGAAATTTGTGGAGAATAATTATGATTGAAAAATATATGCTCGCAATCGCTGGACTTGGAATTTTTTTCCTTGCTCTAGCTCTATTAGAAACTCTTGTCAACTTTGCCTTCTGGCTTTTTGAGCGCCGCGATAAGTAGTTAAGTATCAACGACTTACGGCGGCGGGGAGGGCGCCCTCGTAAGTCTCTGATTATAAAAGACTTACAAAGGTTAAGTTTTACATAGACGCTCGCCAGCCTTCAAATTCTTCGTCTATCTCTCTTTGTTTTTGCAAAAAAGTTTTTCCCGCATCGAGTGGAGGATTATCGTTGTCGCTCCACGGATAAAAAGATTCTAAGTTTTCGTCTAATAGTTTTTTAATGTTCATTTTTCTTTGTTTAAAATTAATGTTAGAATTATCGCCGAGGTTAGAATTGTTAAAAGCATAAGACGACATCTTAATGCTTTTTGTAGTTAATTGCAAACTCTGTTTTATGCCAGCACGCACGGCACGAACCGCACTTGTTTCCTTGTTTAGAGGATGGGCAATTAAATTCTCCCTTGTTGCTCGCACCGCTAACGCAAAGCCCAAGTCTCTCAGCTAATCCCACCGGTGCGGGGCCATTCATCATAAGAGCAGAAAGACGGATGGTAAGATTAAAAGGAACTTCACCGCCCTTTGCTATATACTCTGAAACGAAAGAATATTCCCG